GCACTGTCTACTTCAGGGGGCATCGCCATCATGCGATACTTAACCACCATGTCGTACTCAGTTTTGAAGTTACCGTCTAGATCTACGTAGGTTCCATGATAACCTCCTGCGATGAAACTGGTTGCACCATCTTCATTCGTGGGGGCTACAGGAGAAGGAGCTGATTTCTTTAACTCCTCCTCTCTCTTCCTAAACGAAAATCCGAATAACTCTGCCATAATATTGCGTGTTTGTACCTACTATTTAGTTAGGTAGTACCAACCCTTTTCATGGTATTAGATCCAATAGAAGTCTCGAAGTACTGGTAAGCGAACTCAACATCAAACTCTTCATAAGAATCGTTGTTGTCGTATGCTAGTGATACCTGTGAAACTGATACTGGGAATGCCTTGATGAGTTTGTACTCACGGATATTCTTGAACGCACTTTCTTTTCCTTGGAACTTATCCATCTGAGTTACAGTGATATCTTCCAATATATCTTCGATAGTCTTAGATGCTGTGTTCGCGTCAACTGTGTTAGTTGCTTCGATCCACTTCTCATATGCACCACGAAGTTGGAAAGCGTCATCCATGTAGAATGTAGCAGTCCATGATTCAAAGGTTCTGTCGCCAGGTACCTTGATCACTCTACCACGGAAAGGTAGTTCTACTGTTCCTACTGTTGATGCAGGAAGAGCAGCACTCTTACACATGAATGTTTCTAGTCCACCACCGTCAATATCAGAGGGGAAATTGTGTGTAACAGAGAACAGGTTAGGTCTAACTGCTCCCTTAATTCTTGTCTGGAACTCTAATACGCCCAGTGCTTTGGTTTCAGCCATTGTTTAAGATCTCCTTGGGATTACTTCCTCGAAGCTAACGCCAGTACGTGTAGCAACAAAGGTTAGTGTGATGAAGTTAATAGAGCGAGCAGGCTTGATGTAAATCTCTGCCACGAACTCGTTTCTGTCTATAACTGCACCTGTGTTGTTGGAACTATCACAGACAACTAAGAAATCGGTGATACCACGACGTGCTTGGATGTCACGTAGATATGGTTCAACGATATTGTTGAAGTTGTTTCTAGTAAATTCGTCATTTAGTTCAAACAATACTCCCTTCGCAGCATTTCCTATTGTCTTCTCTATGACGAGGAAGAGACGACGGACGTTGATGCGATCAAATGCGGATGGTGAAGCGAGAGCTGTTTTGTCACCGAAGAGCACTATGCCTTGACCAGGAAGAGATGTGATAGGATTAATTCTCTTCTGATATAGAGCGTCTCTTTCAGTTTTCTTAGGTGAATATGCTAACTTGATAGCATTTCTAATTCCACCTCGGTTCAATCCTGCGGGAGAGAACCATGGGTCACCGTTAGCAGTGGTGCTAGCACAAAGACCAGCTACGTCACCGTTACATGGTACCCATCTATACTTGTCAGCGAAGCGATCATAAAGATACTTCCAACCACTATCGAAGACAGCGTAAGACGTTGACGCGAAGGTGTCAAAGAACTCGACTACGTTTGATGTCTGAGTAGCACTGTTGCTAACTCCGACTACGTTTGATTTATCTGGAGAGATAAATGCTACACAGTCCTTTCTATTCCCTGCGATACTTATTAATTTGTTTGCCTTTGCTTTTGTTTCAGTTTCATCAGCACCGCCACCACCCATGATGAGGTAGTCAACCATGACTGTTTCTGTGTCAGCAAAGTAGTCGTAACCTGAAATGATTTCACCCTGTGTAAGAGTAAAGTCATCAGTACCACCTGACAAAACGTACTCCTTCTCACCAAGAACGTCGAATGCGGTTGTACTATCTCCACCGAAGTTAGAAGCTGAAGCAAGAGCATTACCTCCTACGTCCCAGATAAGTTCGTTATCATGAGAACCCCAGTAGATGTAGTTACTTGTGTTGAGGATAACCTCTGGATAGTATACTAAAGATCCTTCAGATGATTTACCATCAGATGCCTTAGATACATATAAAAACTTTTCAAGAACTGTGTTAGGTGTTCCTGTTACTCCACCGTTTACATCAATCACAACGATATGGAACTCGTCGTTTGAACCACCACGTTCAGCAACGTGCTGAGATGTGCCAGGTCGGGGAGCCACTTGATTCCAGTTCAAGTCTGCGGTAATCTTCTGTGAATCATACCAGTCAGCGACTGCTGAGATAGCAATGTCAGGAGAAGAACCATCGTTTACGATATCAGTTGTTGTCCATGCACCACCAGATACCCAGATAAGATCAACCTTTACTCCGTCTACCTTATGAATGTAAGCAGATTTTGTAGCAGTTGTGTTCTCTAGTAATGATCCTGCAGTAGCACCACCAGCTAATGAAGAAGCAAGTGTTAGTTGTTGGTTAGCACCTGAGTCGATTGCTACAACTTTAAGTGAGTTACCTACAGCACCAACAGATCTAGAAGCGTAGTCCCAAGATGCTGTACCGTCATAGTACGCACCTTCGTAATCTTCTACACTGTTAATAGTGATAGAAGCACCACCTACGTTTGCTGTTGTCAATGAGGCACCCGCAGAACGTACTACTTCTAGTACTCCACCGTATGCTAAAAAACTTGATGCAGCGAACCATGTCTCAAAGTTGCTGTCATTTGGTTCACCGAAAGTAGATAGTAATTCTGATTCTGATGATATTCTTACTGGTTTGTTAACTGGTCCTTTGGTAAAGGCACCTGCGATTGCTCCAACGTTAACTTCTACAGTCTCAATATTTCCGAGAGTCAAATCTCTCTCTTGAATTACCACTCCTGGTGAGAGAAGTGTGCTAGCCATGCTTGGTACTCCTGATGAATAATTTCAATTTGTCTAAAAATATTTAGGGAAAGTAGCTTTTCTACCGATAGTCCCACATATATGAAACGTCACCGTACTCGTCTGAGTTCCATTTTGACGTATCCCTGTCACTACCGTCCATCTCAAGTGACCAGACATCTCCTTTCTCATCTACAACTGTCTCTTCATCATCTACACCATTGAGAATGAAACCAAATGGTGCCATGTCTTGTTCTATCTGATTCCTCTGCTCTTCATAGATCCTGCGACGGATGTCCTGATCTGTTAGTTCTTTGAAATACTCTTGTTGTACCAACCACGCAAAGATAACTAGACACATCACAAGGTCATCGTTATACCCTTCGTCTGCCTCAAATGATTGCTTGTTCTGTATGAATGTAGTCAGTTCAGATACTATGTTATAGTCGTTTACAATTAATTTATCATCTTCTATCAGGGTCTTGAGGTTTGAGCATCCCTGTGCTTTCACAGTCTTACTCATCTTGACACCCATCTGTGTCTTACCTCCGCTAAATCCTGTACCAACTATCTGTCCAGCTCTACCACGCATAGCACACATGAGTACATTCTCATACTCCACGTCGTAATGTAACTGTGATGCTACTGCTTCTCCGATATCATTTACTTCTATCAATACGTATGCCATGTTGTATGCTTTTGCTACGTCAGCAATAACATTAGGTAACAGCATAGGTCTGATCTCATGATCTCTATACTTTGCTACCAGTTTCCATGGTGCTTGGGATATATCTATGACGCAGAAGGCACTATAGTCCTGTGCTAAACCACGGGATATGTCACATGTGATTATATAATCTCTCTCAGGTATAGGATTTTCATATACATCTAGTGATCCATTTGTCCGTACAGGATCATCATATGTTAGTACACGTAACTTACTAGCAGCTATGAGTGTGTCAACAGATCCTAAGAACTCACAGTCAAACTCTTGTGTGAACTGCCTGACTGACGTGTTGGCAATAGTAGTTTCTTTCCACTGAGCATCTCTACCTGGCACTTTTGACCAGTGTACCTCAGTCCAAATGTATCCGTTCCTACCTTTCTGTGCGTCAACCCACAACTTGTAGAAATGATTCATTCCATTGGGGGTAGAAATAATGATGACTTTCGTGGACTTACCAGAAGTAATAGTAGGATAAACGGAACTAAAGAATTGTTCCGCAATATGGTTAGGTATAAACGCAAACTCATCGAGGAAGATGATGTTAAACGACATACCACGAACAGCAGATGCTGAAGTAGATGCAGCGAGAATCTTTGATCCATTTTCTAACTCCATGCTACCCTTGTTCCATGCTATGATTCCCTGCTGCATCCACAGTGGGAGTTGTTCATAGGCAAGTTGTAGTCTTCCAAGTAGATCTCTAGCAGTAGATAGCTTGTTTGCTAGGATACCTATGTTCACGTTGTCATTAAACAATGCATAATGTAAAAGGTAAGACACACACGTAGTGGACTTACCAGTCTGTCTAGGAAGTTTTGCTATATTAAACCTGTTCTCATGAAAGTTTCTAATCAGTTCCTGTTGAAAGTCCCACATTTTAAATGGAACTATACCTTCATCAAGAGATATAATCTTGATGTAGTTCATAGCGAAGTAGACAGGATCTGCCTTACATTTCAGGTATTCTTGGATCTGGTCTTGAGTAAATTCAATTTCAGTTCCAACCTTTTTGAGGTTGGGGTTACCAAGATAAAAGTCTTGGGCTGACGATGGCATTATGAGGAAGCTCTATAAGTAAAGTCTAGGAATAACGCAGCGGTACCAATCGCACAGTTTCCTGCGGTGATGACGGATGCTCTCTTGTAATCAGCGTTACGTACTTGGAGTACCATCCACTGATCCTGACCCCCTGCGTGTGATACTACCATGTCTTTACTGTCGTCTAGGAATATTGCTTGTCCTGTGTTCAAGAAGTGTGTGGATGATGTATCCATTACTACTGTCTGTACTGGTGCGTCACTATGTGATAGTGCGGGTTGGAATGGAATTGGGAACTTAAGAACACCACCAATTAATGATGCGTCTTGTATATTAACTGTAACCTTAGCATGTATGTGAACCATTCTACCTACCTTAGTGTAGTAACCAGTAGATGTAGTTGTCATACCAGCTCTGATTGTTGACTGGAATGTTGGTGTAGCATCATAGAAACCTTCTTCATAGTGATCAAGAACTTCATATGAAGCACCAGCTAATGCTGTCTGGTTACTGAAGTCAATACCTTTGTCTTGTTGTAACTTGTAGTTACCAGCTTCTGTGATTCTTGCTGCTTCAGATAGTGTACCAGCCTGTACTGTAAAGAACTTAAGTGCTCCGTTCTCTCCTAAGTTTGCTGTACCAGTGACCTCAGCAAAGATACCTGCGTAGGTAACGTTAGCATCATCATTAGCATTTCTACCTCTGAAGTCAATTCTACCTGGCTGATGTCCAACACCGATAGTACCTGATTTGTATAGTACAAGGTCAGGAGCAGTAGTAGAACTGTTAGTTGTGTTCTCAATAATTATCTGGTCAGTTGTGTCATTTCCTTTGACGTGTAACTGTCCTGCGGGTTCGTCTATATTCAGACCGACTAATCCACCACGGATTGTCATAGTATTTACTTCTGATCCTGCGTCTATGACTGAGAAGTTTAATAATCCTCTCTCAGATCCTTCAGTATCAAAGTGAATCTTAGACTGGATCTTACCAAAGAGTACGTCAGCACCGTTACTTGTGTTTCTACCTTGGAACTTAATAGCACCAAGTAGATCATTAGTAGCAGCACTAGCACTATCTCTCTGTACAATAATATCAGGACCTGCGTTCTCTGATGCGTCATCTAACTCTACTGTGAGTGATGCACCAATCACCTTAGTTGTAGCAGCAGTCAGTTTGATATAACTAGACTCAAGATTTATGTTTGTGTCACCTACCTCTAAGTTAGGTGTACCATTATTATTTGCGTCAACTTCAAATGTTAGTTTACTTCCTTCTGTATTTCTCTTTCTAAATCCAAATGCTGCTACCTTAGAACCACCGTTGTTTCTAAAGTCAATGTGTCCTAGGTCATTACCATCAGCAACAATACTATCAGAGGTAAAGTCAATACCACTGTGCTTGAATGTGATGTTAGCAACTGTGTCTACTGTACCTACGTTGTCAGTGTTCTGTATAAGTAGGTTTCTTGTACCACTAGCACCAATAGTTACCTCACCAAAGGTAACATCAGAGTTAGTAGCAACTGCCTGACCTATAGCAATTACACCTGATGCGGAATTATAAGATACACCTGTACCACCACTAAGGTGTTGTCTAGTCTCTAGAGGACTAGGACCTGTGTAAGTTATAACACCAGTGCTATTGTCATATGACATA